TTAGACTCCCGACATAAGGTGCCGCGCGGCGATGTCCAGGATATCCTCCTGGTCGTTCGGCATCAGAACCATGAACGGACGTGCCACCGTTCCTGGATGCTTTACCCGCCTGAAGACTTTGCCACCGAACGCAAGCGCCTTCTTATTCTTTGGTTTGATTTCATGCGGCTTCGAGCCGAAGTGCATAGCAGCGGCATACGGCCTATTCGTGCCGACACCGGCCTCAGTATTCGAATGGAACGGCGTCATCGATGCGGCAAGCTTGCCTGTGGCCTGGAGAATCTTCCCGGCCTTTCCAGCAGCGGCGCGAGCGGCCAACGTCGAGGAACGAAGTGCACGCCATTTTTGCGGCCGACCTTCTGCACGGAAATTGTCCTCAATGGCACCGAGCATGACGCCAGAGATCGCCGCCATGGCCGGCTTGGCATCTTGAGAATGATCAAGCATCTTTTTCAATGCCGTCTGCACCTCTTGATCTATAACAGGAATGTTAATCATGCTTTCTGCTAACCTCTTGAAGCGGAGCTGGTGCGTCTTTCAGCTTCTGATCATAAAGCGATTGCAGCCGATTGCTGGCGGCGCCGGGGTTGTAATCCCAGCCCATGTCAGGCGTGAGCACCTTGCCGGAAATCGGGTCTTTATAGCCATTGATCTGAACACTGGCGGTAGAGCCGTCGCGCTTTTTGACGCTCCTCGTGACCGTCTCCATGCGGCCTTCGCCGGAAGACACGACAAACTCGCCACGCTCCTTGCGCCGATCGGTGCGAGGAATGACTCGGCAACGGCAGCGAAAACCATTAGGTGGATACCAGGTCTGCCAGAATGGGTCATCGTATCGAAACACAAGGCCATTCAAAGATGCATGCTGCGGCCTGGTACGGCTATCCATGACAGCCGAATATTCCCACCACGGCGAATAGGTTGTGCCGGCCATCATTTCACGGTACCGGCCGGCCATATAGGCAGACTGGATATTGGTCTCGTAAATGGTTTCAAGCCGCCACGGCGTGCCATATGTGACGCTACGAATCTCGCCGGTATAACGATTGGTTTGCTCGACCTTGCCCCACCATCCTTTTGCCATCAAGAGCGGCTGCAGCTTTTCCAGGAATGCCGGGAAGGTGCCTCCATTCTTCAGATCGTCCTGCAGGGCGTTGTAGATATCAGAAAGGACATCGAGGCGTGTGGCCTTGGCTACCGTGAACGATTGAGTATGCGCGTGGCGCCATACTTCCTGCCAGTCCCATGAGACCTTCAGGCCCTTGCGCTCGAAATAGGCGATCGCTTCTTCAGGCGGCTTGCCGAAGACAGCCTGGATATCGGCCGGCGTGACTTCTGGCTTGGCCATATCAATCCTCTACTTCCTGTTGAACGGCCAGACGCCCAACGGTATCCGCCAAGAACAAAGCATTGGCAAGGGATGCCTGCAGGTCATCGAGAGACACATCAGGAAAGATTTCAACCAGCTTTTCCAGCGCGGCCTGATGATTGCCTGACTGGCGCACTGCTTTCATCACCGGCGCCAGGATCTTGCTCATCAAGGCCTGCAACTGGTTATCCGCCAATGATGCGATCAATGCATCGATCGCGGCTTGATCGGCAGGAGTGTCCGGCTCGGCGAACTCAGCCGTAGAGACCGAAGTGGCACCATTGCCTGGCGCAGCCTGCTTCGTTACTTCCGTGTAGTCGCCACCGAAATCCTGCCGGATCGATTCAAGCGTCGGCCGGAATCCCATTTCATACAATTTCTTCTTAGTGCTGGCCAGCTTGTCGAGATCTGCAGGCTCTTCAATGATGCGATACACCGTGGGATACGGCGCGCCTGGCATGTTGTAGTCGACAATCCAGCGCACCAGCTGGCTCATCAACGTATCGGAAAGGAGGTCGCCATCGGCCTTTGTCAACTCCAGGCGAACTTCGTTTTCTACATTGATGTTTGCAGCCAGTTGCCCGCCGGAGCCGATGCCGCCCGACTTGCCGAGAACGACACCAGCAATCTGATCGTCCATGTATTTGCATAGACGCTCATAGGTGTCGATACCAGATCGTGCCGCTTCAAGCAGGGTAACCTCCATGCCTTGCGGTACCATGATTGCGGCTTCCTGCTGGAATGCGCGCAGTGCTGCCTTGAGGGTGGACTTTTCAGCAACCGTTGCATTGTTCGGATACTTCCCAACAGGGACTGGTGTGCCAAATCGCTCTGCGAAAGAAAGCCAGAACTGGATGCCTTGGCGCTTGAAAAATACCGGCCAGAACAGGCGCGTTCCCAAGCCCAGACCCCATGGATTGTTGTACCTGGCACCGAAGCGATGAAGAACGAATTTCCGGTGCGGCACCTTCTCGCCATCACCAGAGTTCCGTGGTGTCAGCAAACGGACGCCACAACGGGCAAAGCGATATTCGTCTTCGTCTGGATTCAATTTAAATTGAAGAACCCATGGTTCGAAATCGATCGCCTCGGCGGCTACAATTTCGCGGCCGTCGCGCTTCCACATGATCTCGTGCGATGAAATGCCCTTGAGAGTGGCGTCGAGCATGTTTGTGGTCAGCTGGTCAAAGCTCAGATTCCTCAGCTGTGCAGTCACCATATCAGCAGCTTTTTTGGCGATGCGCGAAGTATCGCCTTCCGGTGGTGCTGCTTTCCAATTGCGCGACGTGAGAGCGAGTTTGCGCTTCTGCAGCGTTTCCCATACCTTGGGATCTCGTTCCAGTTCGTCGTACAGCTTCAGACCCATGGCGGTGCCGCCGCCGCGCGTGAGAATGGTGTCGTCTGAAGGCAGAAGCCGATCGAAGGAGCCAAGGATAAGCTGGCGCGCAATGATTGACACTTCATTGAACACCGGTGACGTCTGTCCATCACCACCGGCACCTACGCTTTCATTGATCAGCAGATTCGATCCGTTATTCATAGTGCTCTCACATAGTCGTTGTATGCACCGCCGATGCGGGTGTCATTGATTGATTCAAATTCGATCACAGCACCAGGATTACGGCTTGCGAAGTCAGCCAGCAGCACTGAGATCGCCGCGTCGCCGTGACGCTTGCCGCCATCGTTGCCAGTTGTATGGCCGCTGTCGGGCACCTTCGGCACGCCTTTGTCCACGACGATCGCGCGCATATCGGCCAGCACGTCGGCATCCTTGGGAATCAGGATCTCAGCATCTTCAAATGCCGCCTTCATCTTGGGCATGTTTTCGCGGTAAAACTCACGCGTCAGCATGACCTGGTGAACCATGGCGGCGCCATAGCGTTGCATTGCCACCTCAGCGAGGTACTGTCCATTCCCGCGTGCGTCGTGTGCAGCGCCAGAGAAACGCGGCAGGCGATCGGCAAGCCAAAACACGACTTGCTCTTGCTGCTTGAATGGCACATTGCGCATCTCGATCATGAATGGCGCGCGGCACCGTAAGCTTTGCTCCTCCAGTAGCGGCGTCACAACAGACAAGTCGCCATTACGGGCAAAGTCCATGCCGTAGAAGGAACGCAGGTTCTTAGGCAAAGCCGATACCAAGGGCGCGAGGTTTTGCTCGATCCAGCCATCGACGTAGGCGCGGCGCTCTGCATCGGAGCGCTGTTCAAATCCTTCAGGGCAGGTCAAGCGAATGACTGGCGCCGATGCATCCATGCGCGACTCAATGAGGGCGCGCGACATATATGCACCGCCAGACTGCGATGGAGTGACATCCAATTCCTCGGCATCGTTCGGGCGATAGATGGCGCGGATCTCTTCGCACCATGCCGCTTCTGCAGCAGGCGACCATTCACGCTTCGTGGCCAGGAAAACGCGCCTGCATAAACCTTGCCGCACCGCCTCGTCGAATTCGATACGATGTAGCGAGTAAGGCTTCTTCCCGGCCCGGATATCTTCGATCAATTCATTGAAGGGATTGTCGACGCCGTTATGCGTCGAGATGACCGAGACTGAACCGCCCCAGATTAGCAGCGCGAATGCGGCCTTGAGCAGCTCCTTCAGGTTCGGATGGAACGCTGCCTCATCAATGATCACGCGGCCCTGCTTACCGCGCAGGTTGGACGGACTGGATGAGAGTGCGGTGACGCGAAAGCCTGATGCAAAATTGATGCGGAAGGTCAGAATGTCGCGTTCTTCATCCTTGATCACCTCTTCCTCCATTTCGGAGGCGGCAAGGTTGTAGTGCTTGGCCCAGAATGCGCAGTCGCGGATGAACTCCTGCGCCATGTCTTTGTTGTAGCCGATGTACCAGGTGTCCTGGCCATGCTCGGCTGCGGCTTCGAGCGCAGATCCGGCCGCTTCGCCCCAGGAGAGACCAACGCGGCGCGACTTTTCACAGACCCGCACTGGCGATGTGTCGGCCAGCCACTTCTGCTGATAGGGCAGTAATACGGCGTCAGTCATAGCCGCAATTCCATTCAATTTTGGCGAGACGCTTCCAGGCTGCGCGCGCTACGCGAGCAGTCAAGGCGAACAGCGCGGTGCCGATCCCGAAGCCGAATCCCATTGCGCAAGCGGTGATGAAAGTGGTGATCATTGCGCGATTCCGAGAATGCTCTTCTTGATCACGTCGATCGATTCGGCAGTGAGACCACCGCTCTTGGCGATCTTCTCAACTTCGGCAGCGGCTTCCTTCGCCTTGGTTTTGACCTTGCTGCGGAATTCCTTGACGTTGGTGGATGAAAAGCCGGATTCGATCGCAATGCTGGCCAGCTTGGCAAAGCCAATCTTCGGGTCTTCCTCCATGTTCATCAGCATGGAGAATGTCTTCTCCTGGATGACGCGCAGCAGTGCATCGCCGAGAGCATTCTCGTCATCAGGAACGGCCTTGGCGATCGCTTCGGCTTGTTCGGTGGCCATCTTCACTGCGGCCAGCTTTGCCTCGAACTTGGAACCATAGCGGTGCAGGCTGGATTTGCTGATGTCGTAGCCTTTTTCCTTCAGGCCTGCAGCCAGCAGCTCGTAGTCGGCGAAGTTTCCTTCGACCAGGGCATTGTCCAGCCATTCCTTGACTGCCTTCGGCAAGGCGGCGACTTTAGAGCGCGGCGCCATCAGCACCCCCACCAACGGTGAATGAACGGCGCGATCGCCAAGCACGCGAAGCCGGTGCCGAGCAGGAATCCGAGCGCAATGCCGCGCAGGATGTTGCATACCTTGCAGTAGGTGGAAATCGGCAGCAGCAGATCGCAAGCCAAACCGAACAAGCGGTCATGGAGCCGTGCCTTGGCGCGCATGACAGCGCGAAGAATATTGTTTAGACGCTGCACCATTGCAATCACCAGTACTTCTGCGGACGAGCGATCCCTGGCTCGCAGGGGATGGTGTATTCAACCAGGTCGATGCCGGTGCGCGTCAGCCTTGCATGCCATTGCGGGCTATCCTGGCCCTTGAGTTCGACTAGCTGCCGCTCCTGGAGATAATCCAGTTCGCAGCGCAATTCCTTCTGCGTGATCTCTACAGTATCCGCCAGTGCGGAGAGCAGCAGCGCCTCGCCTGCGCCTAATGGGCGGGAGCAGTTCAGGCATTGCAAAATAAGCCAGCGGTTGGTTTCGCGCCGGGCTTTTTCCATATCAGGTTTAATCATTATTCTTTACCCTTAAAAACGTATCAATTCGAGCGGCTAGGCCGTCAAACTTTGCGTGCAGCGTCATCTCGGAACGGATAGCATCTTCACGTCTGACGTATCGATCTGGCAATTCCGCTTTGAGCATCAACAAATCTCTGTCGAGATTTTTTTGTGACTGCTCAATTCGATCGAATCTTTCATTGGTCCGGCTGCTTTCTTCGCTACGTGCGTTTTCGAGGGTCTCAAAGCGCGAAGCAAGCCCGGCATTGAACTGTTTGACGATCAGGGCTATCAGCGCCCAAAACGCGCTGATGAGGGTGACTGCCATGCCAAACAGGTGCCACACTTCAAGTTCAAAAGCGAGTCTCATCTGGCTGCATTCCCTTCAATGAAATCGACGTGCCGAAGCACCCTGTCTAGTTGCTCTTCGAGCTTGCGGCAGTAGGCGCCGTACTCTTCGTGGTGTCGGAGGATTTGCTCGGCTTCGATGCTTGAGCGCTCAAAGGGGTCGGCCGCACAGGCTTGAATTTCAACTCCGCCGATATCGGCGCCGGCGGCGCCTGGCACTCCGTAGCCGATGGCGCGATCGTAGTCGCACACCCAGCCATTAGTGACAATCCACTGAGGGATAGCAACGAGCGCAGCAGCCGGCTGCGGGCGGTATTGAGTCGATACATCTTTGGCCCTTTCATTCAATTTATTTTTCAAGGCATCGATTTGCTCTTTTGCTTCAAGCAGTTCGCCGGATAGCTGGAGCACATTGCGCGCCTCTGCATCGCGCTTCGCTTGGCGCTTTTGCTCTGCTATACGCTCAGTCTCAGCTCGCTTTTCATTCTCCGTGGCGATCTGTAGTTCATATTTCGACTGTGCGCGGCTATAGCCGTTCTGATCGAGTCCCCATGCGACGACTGAAATGACAATCGCAATGTAGATATTTTTTGCTGTAGAAGAGGTCAGCGCTTTACCTATGGCGGCGAAGGTAAACATCATTTGCCTCCTTCCTGCGCACCGCTGTATTTCATGGCGATCAGTTTGTGCGCAGCCGCCGAAGCGCCGACGATGCCGAGGTAGATAAACCAAATCTCGGGCATATCGGTGCCTTTGTAGACTTTCCAGATGAAGCCAATGGTCGCGGCCAGATACGCGACATTCGACCAAAGCTTGGTGTGCGACAGGTGGCCGTTGCCTTCGCTGTTGATCAGCTGCTTGATCATGGCGGCAACCTCCTAGCCTTTAACTGCGCGCTTGTGGCGCAGTTGATTGCGGCGCTTGATTGCCGCACGCTTATCCATGGAAACCGTGCGGCGGGAATGACGCACGCCGGACAAGCTATTGCGACCGATACCAGCGGCCACAGGCGCTGGCCCTGTCTGAAATGGAGAAATAAGTCGCTTGAGATCCTGCACCATGTTGCCGGCACCAATGATCGCAATAGACATGGCTGCTCCGAGCCACGCGCGAGAACGATTAAACATTCTTCACCCCCTTGAAGAGCGCGCGTTCATCTTCACGCCGCAATTCCAAGCCCTTGGCTACACGCAGGCATCCGCACTTCGGATCGCGGTACTTATTCCAGCGCGGGAATTCATCGGCTGCGCCACGCCTGTCGCTGGCATTCAGCTTTCTGAGGAGAGTGGAGTTGGCGAAGTTGGTCGCGCCAATGTTGAGGACGAGTGAGCAAAGCGCGTCGAATTCGCATTGCTTCAATTCGACCTTTACCAGCCGCTTGATCGCGTTCTCGGAATCCAGATTGTCTTGGCGAAGCAGCTGGTCGGCTTCGGCTTCGTTGATGGTGCATGTCATCAAACGGTCGGTTTTCGACTTGATGACATGACCCCAGCCAATGGTCGGCTTGCCAGCGTCGCAAAAATACATGCGAGTGGCGAAACCTCTCGGGGAGATTGCCGGCGGGCCTTTCTCGTACTTCTTTTCGATAGCCAGGCCGGCTTCGGAAATGTGCAGTTGGTCGTTCAATTGGCGCCTCGCAGCGACGGCGCCGTACCTGCACAATGCGGGTTTCCTTAGCGCACGTCCTGCCGCGAGATTACGCGCGCGCGAAGGAGGGAGTAATTAAAACGCTTTACTAATTGCCTGTGAAATTAAGACTGTGGATGCAGGACAGAGACTTGATACATCGATCCGAAAAAATTAAACCATTCCAAGGTGGGCTTGCCAAATGGCGAGTCCTTTTTTGGAAATGCCTGCATCCCCGCCAGCATCAAATCATTTGCGCTGGCTGCAATGCCTTTTTCACGCAGCGATTTGGCGTGGTAGTAAGCGATGTTGGAGATTTCCTTTTCCGATGTATTGAAGAACTGCGCCGCGTCGAACAGGACCGATGCGGTTTTGCCGACACGCGGGTCTGCTGGATCAAGCGCCTCTCCTGCTTCTACTACTGCCAACTTATAAGCCGGCGTTTCCTTGACCTGTTCGGCCGCTGCGGCCTCGGCCTTTGCCTGCGTTGTGGATTGTGAGCCGCTGCAGGCGGCAAGTGATGCACACAGAATGAAAGCGATTGCGATGTTTTTCATATTGCCTCCCTTAGCGTAAACGCGGCCACACAACGCGGCCAAGAATTTGTAAATTTAATTCCCTGAGCTGCTCAGCGGAATACGTATTTTTGCCGTATTCCTCATTGTCGGATTTGATTGTGACTGAGCCGTCCAGGTTGATCAATACGCGCTTTAGCAGTAGCGCCTCGCCGATCTTGAGCACATAGATAGCCGAAGCATCCAGGCGATTCTGGCGCATGTCGACCAGCACCAGGTCGCCATCATAGACAGTCGTCGCCATTGAGCTGCCACGCACCTGGACCAGGGCGATATCGCCATGCGTGATTCCCAGCACGCGGGAAAGCCATTCACGCTTGAATGCCAGGTAGTCGACGATCTGATCGCTCTCCACGATCATGCCGTGCCCAGCAGATGGCCGCGCCGATGTGCGCGGCACCAGCTGGTAGTCGCTCATTCGGTAATGCTCGGCGTTTTCCTGGGCCACTTCGGTGTCGACAGAGAAGGTCTCCGGCAGACGATCGCGGAAGCGATCCAGCAGCTGGTCGGCCGTCAGCTTTTCCACAAACGCGGCTTCCTGCATTTCCTGCATCAGACCTCGGCCCACTGTCGAATAACGGAGCGCGACATCAGTCGCCGCCATGGTGGCATCACGCAGCGTGGACGAATCTACACTTCCCGTGAACACCCACCGAAAATCCACATTTCGTGAAGCCAAAAGTTCGGTCAACTTCTCATAAGGGATCGATCCCTTCTTTTTCCGGTTAGAAAAGGCAGTCGCAGACATTTCCAGCAAGGCCGCTAACTCCTTGTCGCCGTTCACTTTTAAAGCGATTTTCGCCCTGGAAATCACTTCTTCAAATTTATTTTCATTTTTCATGGAGTGCCTGCTTGCAACTTCACATTTAGTGGATTATGATGTCCGCATATATCCACAAATAAACAACTTAATACACAGAATGGCAAGCATATCACCCGTCAAGACGCGCGAACAAGTGAAAAAAGAGTTCGCCAGGAAAGGTGTCTCCATCCGTGCCTGGGCAATCGCCAATCATTTCGACCCGAAGCTCGTCTACGAGGTCTTGAATTCCCAGCCGGCCCGCCCTTGTGTGCGAGGCCAGTGCCACAAGATCGCCGTCCGCCTCGGCCTCAAGGAAGGCGTCATCACCAATTCCATCCGCAATGCCATCTAGGAGACATCAACACATGAAACTCTGTGACGTTCAGGTCATTTACCCGGCGCCTGAAGATGCGGCGCTCAATGAAGATGCACCGTGCTACCGCAACATCGTGTGCGAAACCGATTTGGAAGCTGAAGTCATCGCCGCGAACCTTCACGATCAAGCGCACCGCCGCTGGGCTGGCGCCGAATTCGTGGTGGTCTCCTGCAAGACTGTCCTTTGCCCAAGCGCGCTGCCGGAGGCCGCATGAGTGAAGCCAAGTACACCAACGATGCGCAGCAGCGCCTGCTCAAGGTCGTGATGCTGCTCGGGGAGGATGTGGTCACCGGCCTGACTACCACGCAGATCGCCAAGGAAATCGGCGTTCCTGCCTCTTACATCACCCGCGACATGGAAAACCTGAAAACGGCTGGCTGGGCATTCCAGCAAGAGGAAACCGGCCGTTGGCTGCTTGGCGCCAAGGCCGGCGCCCTGGGCGTCAAGGTGATGGCTTCCATCGATCGCGCCGAACGCAAGATCTCGGAAATCCGCAACCGCTACACCCGCAACAACTAACAGGAGAAATCAATGGCACGTAAAAAGAACGAAACCACAGTCGAGCAGACCGAAGTCGACAACGAAGCGCTGCAGCAGGGAGCGACAGCGCTGGTCGAAGTCTCCGCCAATGCCGCGAAAGTCGCTGAACTGATGGGATACGACCTGCCCTATAACCAGGAGCGCGTCGTTCAGGAGGCGCGTTTCTACATGGGGCAGTCAGCTGAAGCCATGCTGGAAGCCGGCAAGCGGCTTGTCCTCCTGAAGGAAAACGAGGGGCACGGCGAATTCATCCAGATCGTCGAGGAGCGTCTCGGCATTCCGGCCCGCACCGCGCAACTGATGATGCAGGCGGCGGTGAAGTATTTGACCAACCCGGCGCTGACCTCAAAAGCGCAAACGTTTGCGCTTTTGGGCAAGAGCAAGCTGTTCGAGCTGATGACGCTCGATGACGATAGCCTCAATGAATTGGCTGAGGGCGGCACGGTAGCCAACCTCAACCTGGACGAGATCGACCGCATGTCGGTGCGTGAATTGAAGGCAGCGCTGCGCGAATCCAGGGAAACGGCTGAGGCCACCGACAAGGTGCTGGCCTCCAAGAACAAGAAAATCGACCAGCTCACCACCGAGCTGGAGCGCAAGAAAACAGCCACGCCGGCTGACGAGTGGGAATGGGCGCCGGCCCGGCGCGCGCTGCTCGACTCCAGCGAAACCATCGCCAACCTCGCGCAAAGCGAACTGCGCCGCGCCCTGGTCGACATCCAGGAGCAGGCAGCAACCTCCGGCCACGGTGATGTGCCTGAAGAAATGGAAGTGCTGCAGGCTCAGGCGCTGACTTCCGTCATGCAGGCATTGATCGCCCTGCAGAAGGAATTCCGCATCAACGTCGACCTGGAAGCTCTGGTGTCTCCGCCCTGGATGAAAGACTTCCAAGCTTCCAGCTCCAACGACTAATCCAAGAAATCGCCACCATGCGTTCTGAACTCGCCATCCAAGACTACCTGCGCGCCCTGGGCGCTGCGCTCAAAGCCGCTAAACACGGTGACCGCGCGGCGCTGATCGAGCGGGCGGTTGCCGACCTCTCACTGTCGAGAGCATCGGTGTTCCGCAAGCTCGGTGAGTTGGGCTTCGAGGCCGAGCGCAAGCCGCGCGCCGACAAGGGCAAAAGCGGCCTTACCCAGGAAGAAGGTCAGACCATCGCGGCCTACCTCATGGCCGGCACGCGTGCCAACGGCAAGCGGATCGTCAGCGTCGAGCAGGCGCTGGCCGATCTGCGCGCCAATGGGAAGATCCGCGCCGAAAACATCGATCCGAGCACTGGCGCAGTGTCGCAGCTGTCTGCCACGACCGTTACCCGCAAGCTGCGCGAATGGGGATTGCACCCGGACCAGCTTAACCGTCCGGCGCCGCACGTCGAAATGGCCAGTCTGCATCCGAATCACGTCTGGCAGATCGACGCCTCGGTGTGCGTGCTGTTTTACCTGCCGAAGCGTGGCCTGCAGGTGATGAGCGACAAGGAGTTCTACAAGAATAAGCCGCAGAACTTCGAGAAGATCAAGAACGACCGCGTCATCCGCTACACATGCACCGACCACACGACCGGTGCGGTGCAGGTGCGCTATTACGCAGGTGCAGAAACTGGCCTCAACCTGGCTGATTTCTTCATCCATTGCATCCAAAAGAAAGAGCATGCCCAGGAGCCGATCCATGGCGTGCCGTTCATCCTGATGGACGACGCTGGCAGCGCCAACACCAGCCACCTGTTCAACAATCTGCTGGATCGCTTGAATGTGCGGCACCTCACACATGCACCAGGGAATCCACGTGCCTCCGGTTCGGTGGAGCGTGCGCAGAACCTGGTCGAGTGCCACTTCGAGAGCCGCCTGGGCGTCGGTCGCCAGATCGAGAGCCTGGACGAGTTGAACGAACTGGCAGGCACCTGGGCGCGATGGTTCAACGGCACGAAACAGCATAGCCGGCACGGCCATACCCGTTACGGCTTGTGGCAAACCATCCGCGCCGAGCAGCTGCGCGTGGCGCCGTCCCGCGAAATCTGCCAGCTGCTGCTTTCCACCAAGCCTGAAACCCGCAAGGTGGACGGCAACCTGCGCATCAGCTATGCCCTCAAGGGTCAGCCTTCGCGCCAGTATTCGGTCGCGCATGTGCCCAACGTGATGGTCGGAGAGAAGCTGACCGTCTGCATCAATCCTTACAGTGTCCCAGCCATCAACGTGATCGAAAAAGGCGCGGACGGCGCAGAAATCTTCTTCGAGTGCCAGCCGCTGGAGGTCAATGAGTATGGCTACACCGAAGCAGCCGTGATCATCGGCGAAGGATACAAGTCGACAGCAGCGACCCCGGCCGATACCGGGCGCAAGGAAGCCACCAAGGAAGCCTACGGCGTCTCCACCATCGAGGAAGCCGAAGCGAAGCGCCGCGCCAAGGCCCGGCCCTTCGAAGATGTCGATGCGGTGTCCTACCTCAAGGAAGAAACGGTGGCGACCTATACCTCGCGCAAAGGCACCGACATGGATGTCGCTTCGCCGCGCCTGGAAGAAAAGCCAATGACCCACACCAAGGCGGCGATGGAGCTGGTGCGCCGTGGTCTGGAGATGAGCCCGGAAAGACACCGCCTGCTCAAGCAGTGGTATCCGGACGGTGTGCCCGAATCAGAACTCGACGCCCTGCAGGCGCGGATGACCACCCGCCCAACCTTGCGCGCTGTCTCGTAACACCCAGGAGGAAACCCGATGAAAAAACTACTGAAAACAATCGGACAGGCGCAGGCCGATCTTGCCAAAGCCTGCCAGGTCAGCACGGCAACCATCTCGCTCTTAATTGCGAAGGGCCAGTGGCCCAAGCGCAATCCCGAGCAGCTGCGCGGCCGTATCCGTGCCTTCTTTCTGGATCAGGGTGTCGACGCAGAGGTAGTCGACGCTGCCATGCCGGAATTAAAAACCGGGGAGGAGGCTGCCACCTCGACCCCGGCGTCACTGCAAAACCCCATCAACTCAAACGCAATGGAGGACTCCATGTTACTGCAAAACGAAACCCTGACACCAGCCGCCCGCAAGCATTTCCGCTTGATCCGCAACCCGTTCGCCGACGACATCACGTCGCTGGACGATGTTTTCATGTCACCTGACATCCGCTTCTGCCGCGAGGCCATGTGGGATGTGGCAAGGAACGGCGGCTTCTGCGCCGTGGTCGGTGAATCCGGCAGCGGCAAGACCACGCTGCGCGAGGAAATGCACGAGCGCATCAAGCGCGAGAACGCGCCGGTCATCGTCATCGAGCCGTATGTGCTGGCCATGGAGGATAACGACATCAAGGGCAAGACGCTCAAATCGTCCCAGGTTGCCGAAGCCATCATCCGCACCCTTGACCCTTCCGCCACCCCGAAGCGCACGCCAGAGGCCCGTTTCCGCCAGCTGCACGACCTGCTGAAGGCTTCCTACAAGTCCGGCAACACCCACGTGCTGATCATCGAGGAGGCGCACAGCCTGCCGATCGCCACGCTCAAGCATCTCAAGCGCTTCCGCGAGATGAAGGATGGTTTCGCCCGCCTGCTGGGCGTGATCCTGATCGGCCAGCCTGAACTGAAGATCCGGCTGTCGGCGCACAACCCCGAGGTGCGCGAAGTGGTGCAGCGCTGCGAGGTGGTCGAGCTCGGCCCGCTGGACCGCCACGTCGAGGGCTATGTCAAGCACAAGCTGCAGCGCGCCAGCGTCAAGGTTGAGGAAATCTTCGACCAGGATGCGTTCGATGCGATCCGCATGAAGCTGACCCGCTCGGTACGCGGCAGCAAGCCATCCGACGCGGTATCGATCTGCTATCCCCTGGTGGTGAACAACCTGATCGCGCGCGCCATGAACAACGCGGCCACGATTGCAGCACCGAAGATCAACAGCGAACTGATTATGGAGGCGGCTTAACCGCTGCCCAGGATAGGAGAAAAGATCATGTCTCTCCCGCAAATCGATTTTGAGATGGCTTACTGGCGCTTGCGCCGCCGCCTGCAGCGTATCCGTGCCGCATGGCGCGCGATGGTCTCCCGCATTCGCGCCCAGCGTGACCTAGAGTACTTGCACCGCTACGGTCGCATGCCGGAGAAGCTGGAGCCGGAGGAAACGTTTGCCTACCGCGCCATGTGGGCGATCGCCATTGCCGGCCTTGTCTTTGCGCTTTCTAGCGAGGCCGATGTTTCCATTGTGGTCAAGGCGCATGCCGACTCGCTGGTGGTGAAGCCCCAGGACGATGAAGTGCCGGCCGTATCCGCCGGCTGCTTTTCCGGTCGCCGCGACCGCACCTAGTCAACAACCAGAGATATCACTATGGCTAGCAAATTTCCCGATATCCGCGACAACAGCTATTCCGGCAAGGCGATCAGCATCGTCATCGAGAAGAAGCAAATCCTCGGCCCCGACCTGGCCACGCAGCTCGGCATCTCCATCTATGAGATGAGCAGCGCCGTCAGAAAGGCGGTGACCCTTGGCTATATCAAGAAGGAGCGCACCGTCGCCAATGGCCTGAGCAACGTCAACCTCTATTCGATGGGGCCCGCACTGACTCCGGCGCTCGTCGCGGCAGCGCAAGCCGCCGCAGATCCCGCCCAGGAGGCGGTGCCGGAGAAGCCGCAGGAGCGGCCGCTAGAGATCGTGCCGCCCCGTACCGCTCCCAAGTTCCGGCCGCTGCGCCTGGCACGGATCGGCCCGGCTACGTATCGCCCAGGCTCATGGGATTTCAAATCCATTCCAAGCGCCCATGCGACTAGCAAGAAGGAGCCGGAATGCGTTTGACCTGCCCAGCCTGCGGCGCCGAGTTCACCCTCGACGTATTGATCGCCCACGAAGGCGCCCGCGAAGCGCTGGTGGAGGCGATGGGCTTGGATATGGCACTCGGCAAGCGCCTGGTGCAATACCTCAGCCTGTTTCGCCCTGCGCAGCGCCAACTGACCATGGACCGCGTGGCCAAGATCCTAAAGGAAATCAGCCCGAGCATCCGCGCCCAGCGTATCGAGCGTGGTGGCCGTATCTGGTCTGTTCCGCGTGACAGCTGGGCCTGGGCGCTGGACGAGATCGTGGCCAAGAAAGACCGCCTGACGCTGCCACTGAAGAGTCACGGCTATCTGCTCGAAATGCTGGTCGGCGCCGCCGACCGTGCGGAAGCGGCAACCGAGCGGAAAGTCGAAGAGCAACGCGCCCAGCGCACCTTCCAGGAAGGCCAGACCATCGCCGTGCGAAGCGAGGCGCAGTCAGTGGCCGCGTACGTCAAGCAACCAATGCCAGAAGCGACACGTGAAGCGCTCAAGCAATTAACCAGCAAAAACAGGGGGAAATGATGTCTATGCCTGCACACGACCGACTACTCGCCATCCTATCTCGCAACCATATCGGCCTTGCTAATGCCATCAGCGGTGATGCCCTGGCTAAGCAAATGGGCTGTGGGGCCCGAACGATCCGCGCCCTGGTGCTGAAGCTGCGCGAGAACGCCGTGGCCGTGTGCGGCCGGCCTGAGACCGGCTACTACATCGCCAACACTGCAGAAGAAGTTGACGCCACTTGCAAGCTTCTGGAAACCCATGGCTTGCACCAGCTGGCAGTCGCCGCGCGCTTGCGCAAAACCACGCTGCCCGAGTTGCTCGGCCAGCTCCATCTCAACACCTAAGGGGAAACCATGGAAAATTTGAAGGAAATCGAACGCGCTGCTCTGGCCTATTCCATTGCGCGCAATGCCCTCAGCGAGCAAGTCAATGCCTTGCATGGGGAAATCGAACAGATCAAGCGCAGCAAGCTGGGCGCACTCCGTCGCGCTGTGGAACGCGCTGCCGAGCGCCAGACCGAGCTGCACGACCTGGTATCGCATAACCGGGCTCTGTTCGACAAGCCGAAGACCCGCATTCTGCATGGCGTGAAAGTCGGCTACATGAAACAGCCAGGCGTGATCGAGATCGCTGATGAAGCCGCGACGCTGGAGCGCCTGAAGAAGATGTTTGAAAGCGATCCGGCCACGCTGCAGCTGCTCATCAAGGTCACGGAAAAGCCGATCAAGGATGCGCTGGCTGAATTGTCCGGCGACAAACTGAGAAAGCTGGGCGTGCGAATCACCGATGACAGCGACAAGGTGGTCATCAAGCCAGCCGACAGCGAAGTGGACAAGGTCGTCGACGCGCTGCTCAAAGGTGTGGTGGAGGAATGATGGCAACCTGCCTGATCAATTTCCGGCCGGAGCTGGCCCACCTGGTTGAGGACGGCCTGGTGTCAAACACCATCCGCGCCTTGCGTGGCGACGGCCGCGATCCGCTTCCTGGCGATACGCTGCACCTGTACACCGGCATGAGCACCAAAGGAACGCGCTTGCTGCGCCAGGAGCCGTGCCAGTACACGATGGAAGTTACGATCCAGCCATCCGCTGGTGATGTGCATCACGTGATGCTGGGCTCCAAGCTGCTGGAGCAAAGCGAGATCGAGATGCTGGCCCGAGTCAATGGCTTCAACTCTGCCGCAAAGTTCGTACTGCACTTCCAAAAAACCTACGGCTTGCCGTTCACTGGCCTGTTGATTGGCTGGGAGCCGGCGCCGGTCTACGTGACGAGGCACTGAGCAATGGATAAGAACACCGCACTCAACAAAATCAAAAAGTGCTTGCGCTTGGCAAAGTCGGCAAATGAGCACGAGGCAGCTGCAGCATTACGCCAGGCGCAAAAGCTGATGGCAGAACATGGCGTCAGTGCCGACGATATCGAAATGATGGAGGTCAGCGAACAAATGGCCAGGGCAACCAGCTCCCGCATCATCAATTGGGAAGCCGCATTGGCCGGCCGTGTCGCTGCTGCATTCGGTTGTGAGGTCATTGCATGCCGCCGACGCACGTTCATGAGACCTACGCTTTACTATTCATTCATCGGATGCGGCGCCGCGCCGGAAGTGGCGCAATATGCCTTTACGGTGCTGCTGCGCCAATGCAAAGCTGCACGAGCAGCGCATATCAAGATCCAGCCTAGAAGCTGCAAGCCGGCGACCAAGACAGCGCGCGGCGACGTTTTCGCCTACGCGTGGGTAGTCGCGGTTGCAAGCCTGATTGACAGCTTCTCGCAAAGCGAAGCGAACACAAATGCGATCGCCTTGTACAAGGCAGCGCACTTTCCGAACGCAGGCAAGTCGGAAGTGACTGACCGTGTTACCGGCCGCAACATTCGCAATGCTGATGCCGAAGCTGGATATGAGGCCGGCAAAGCAGCGCAGTTGAATCGCGGCGTATCAGGCATGGAAGAGAGAAAGGCACTGCAGGCATGAAAACGATCTGGCTGAACATGGTTGGTGGCCGGGTAATTGCGCATTCCCTGGTTGAGATTGATGCGCCTGGCTGGGAGAAGTACTGCGCCAGCGCGGCAGCGCCGGCGGTGACGCCGACAGATGAGGAAATTCTGAGCATCTTCCACAAAGAAATCGAAGGTGAAGGCTTCGCTTTGTACGAAGTAACGCCGGGGGATATGATCCGCTTCGCCCGCCGCCTGCTTGCCGGTAAAAAGGAATCGTAAGCATGAAACCGGAAACCGCCTCTCAGATCCGTAACCGCGAAATGCGCCTGATCCACGTCGCCAAGCGGGAGCTGCAGCTGGATGACGAAACCTACCGCGCGATGCTGTGGTCGATCGCGCGCGTGAAGTCATCCAAGGATCTGGACTTCACTGGCCGCAAGAAGGTGTTGGACCATCTGAAGGCGCGTGGCTTCAAGGTGCGGTCCAAGGCTGCGCCGTCGCCCCAGTTGGCCCAGGATGCCGAAAGCAAGAAGATCCGTGCACTGTGGATTTTCCTGCATCAGATCGGCGTGGTGCAGAACCCGGCCGAGGAGGCACTGGCTGCATACGTCAAGCGGATCACTGGCGTGGAAGCGCTGCAGTGGGTCAACGGCAAGCAGGCGTTGGCCTTGATCGAATCGCTGAAGAAGTGGGCGATGCGCTCCCTGCCCGATATCGTCAAGCAGCTGGCCCAGGAGGCGCAGACCGTTCCGATGTCCGACCAGGACCGGGCCAAGGTCACCAATGCTGTATGGAAAGCGTACAACAGGCTTACCTTCGATCCCATGCAAGCAGCGTGGGAGTGCCTGACCGAAGTAATGAAGCAACACAAGGAGGAAAACCATGTCTAGCACTTTGATCCTCGACGAGGAATATCCGGAAGTTCTCGCCGATATCGCCCGCGAGATCCACTCGCGCCTGATGGATCATCCGCTGCTCAAGCTGGAGCATCCGATCGCTGCAGAGGTGGCGCTCGGTGTTGCCGAGCATGTGCGCAAGAATATCGGCGGCGTGGCTACCTATATTCCGCGTGGCCTGGGTTATGAGCTGTCAGTGCGCGACCGCCAGATGTTCGAGGAATTCACTGGCGACAATTACCACCAGCTGGCGCGCAAGTATGAGCTGACCGAAATGCGCGTGCGCCAGGTGATCGCGCACGTGATGCGCATCGAGCGCGCCAAACGGCAGCAGAATCTGTTTTGACACGAACTCAGGTTAATATTCTGAACATGAAAACATCCGACTTAACTGACTTCATGCTCGACTACTACACCGCCGTGGCCGTTTATGGTGATGGTGTTAAGGTGATTGACGGTTATATCCGGCCGCCGTTCGAATATCCAGGTTGGAGCGACGGTGCTGAATACTCGCCGTCTACAGATTGGAAGCTCGGTGGAGCACTCATGGACAAATACGACATCGAGATACGTCGACTCCCACCACATGGATATGCCGCTGAATTTTGGATTGACCTGCCTGGAGGCGATGCCGCTGTCTTTCGTGGCATGGGATCAAGCCGGCTGATTGCGATAACGCGCGCAATTGTGAGATCGAAGTTCGGTGACGAAGTCCCCGACGAAATCCCAAGATCGTAAAATCGCCTTTTAAGGCCTTTTAAAGGCCCATCCACTTACGAAGGCGCATACCTCTCCAGAAAACGCCCCCTAGCGCGTTTATAAACAAAGCTAAACCGGGCAGCATGCAATTGCTTCCTGTCATTTTCCCGAATTCTCGGTGAAAGCCAAAAATCCCCCCCCTGAATTTCCCTGCGTGATCGGTCGGCTGGCTACTGGCTTCAAATACTAAAACGTTTTAGTTATCCGCCTTCCGCGCGAGGCAGATACTTCGGGCATGGAAACCACCAAGCCCACCGACATGAAGCCAATCGAGATTTTCAAGCCGGGTACTTACGTGGCGATGAACGGCCAGAAGTACACGTTCACGCCAGCCGATGTGCGCCAGATTGCTGAGACCTACAACCCGGAATTCGCCGACGCGCCGTATGTCGTCGGTCATCCCAAGTTGACCTCGCCGCGATACGGCCGTGCCGGTGGCCTGTTTATCAATGACGCTGGCATTCTGTGTGCCGAGTCTGCGGACGTGGTGCCGGAATTTGCCGAGGCGGTCAACGCCAAGCTTTATCCGAAGGTCTCCGCATCGATCTACATGCCGGACGCGCCAGGCAACCCGACTCCCGGTAAGTATTACCTGCGCCATGTCGGCTTCCTGGGTGGCCAGCCGCCTGCCGTCAAAGGATTGAAGTCGGTGGAGTTCGCCGCCGAGGATGAAGGCGTTGCCAACTTCGCCTACGAAGACCGCCTGGTGGTGCGTATGTTCCGCCGGCTGCGCGACTGGATCACCAGTAAGGAAGGCGCAGAAGCAGCCGAGGAAGTCATTTCCAATTACGACCTCGATTTTCTTACCGAGAGTGCCGTCCGCGAGGAGCTGGCGGAAAGCGCGGCCAATCCGGGATTTTCCAGCCCCAACTTAAACCAGGAGGATGAATTGAACGCCACCCAAATCGCTGAACGTGAATCTGCTCTCGCCGCGCAACAGGCCGAGCTGGATGCTCGTGCTGCTCGCGTTGCTGCAGCCGAAGCCAAGCTCAAGAAAGCCGGCTTTGTCGAATTTGCCGAAGGTCTGTGCAACGCCGGCAAGCTGCTGCCTGCGCAAAAGGATTCCGTTGTCGAGATCCTGGTGCAGCTGGATGAAACCAACAAGGTGGCCGACTTCGCTGAAGGCGACGCCAACCACGGCAAGACCGGCGCAGAACTGTTCCAGGCATTCCTGTCTTCCCAGCCGAAGCTGGTGGAATTTGGTCGCCTCACTCCGTCCGGCGATCAGAACACTGGCACCGCAGACTTTGCGGCGCCTCCTGGTGCCGAAGTTGACCAGGCCGGCATGGAGCTGTACGCCAAGGCACAGACCTACATGAAAGAGCATCCGGGAACGGAATTCATGGACGCCGTCCAAGCGGTCCAGAACACCTAACCGGGCATCAACCCTTTTCTGAATCCAATAGGAGAAAGCAATGAGCAAACAAGGTATTTCGCTGTTGACCCTGAAGGTCATCGCCGCTGGCGCCCTGGTGGCGAATCGTGCGGTGACCGCAGCCGGCGCCCACGCCGCCACCGACATCTACGGCGTTACTGCTGCGCCCGGCGCCACTGGCGAGGCTGTGCCAGTGGATGTGGTCGGTGCAGTGGCGATCGAATCGGGCGGCGCGATCCCGGCCGGTACCAAGTACGTGATCGCTGACGCGCAAGGTCGGGCAATCGTGGGTGGAACCGTCGATGCCTGCCTGGGCAAGGTGGTGCCAGGTCAGTCTGCTGGCGGTGCCGGCGAATACGTCCAGGTGTTGCTGACGCCGACCGTCTAACCGGTCCTGAAGCTCATTACTTTACTTTTAGAGAATAGGAGAATCCTCCCATGATGAACGGCTCTCAAGCGCGGGTCATTGACCCGATCCTGACCACCTTTGTACGTGGTTACTCCAACAATGAATATGTCGGCAACCTTCTGTTCCCGGAAGTGCCGGTGCAAGCTGCCGGTGGCCAGGTCATCGAGTTCGGCAAGGAAGGCTTCGTGCTGTACGACACCCAGCGCGCTCCTGGCGGCGCCACTGCTCGTATCGACTTCGGCTACTTGGGCAAACCCTTCGCTTGCGAAAACCATGCGTTGGAAGCCCTGGTGCCGGACGAGACCGGCCGCGATGCGAAAGTGGTTCCCGGTATCGATCTGGCCAAGGAATCGGTCGGCCTGGTGTTCGACTCGATGTCGCTGAAGCTGGAATGGCAGCGCGCCTCGGTGGCCCGCAATGCTTCCAACTATGGCTCGTCGAACAAGGCGGCTCTGTCTGGCACCTCCCTGTGGAGCGCGTCGACCGGCACGCCGAAGGCTGACGTAGATGATGCCAAGGCTGCGATCCGCGCCAAGACCGGCAAGCTGCCGAACGTGATGATCCTGCCGCCGATGGGCATTTCCAAGCTGGGGCAGCATCAGGAAATCAAGGATCATTTCAAGTACACCGGTAGCAAGTCAGTTACAGCAGCCATGCTGGCCGAGTACTTCCAGGTTGAAACGGTCGTGGAAGGCAATGCAGTCTATGTTGCCAGCCTGGGCGGCGACTTCCTCGACGTGTGGGGCAATGACTGCGTGCTGGCCTATGTGCCGAAGAACTTCCGTTCGCAAAAGACGCCGTCCTATGGCTACACCTATACCTTGGCAGGCCATCCGAACGTCAAGACCCCGTACCGCGACGAAAACCGCGAATCGTGGGTATACGGCGTCAAGCATGAGCGCACCCCTGTGATTGCAGGCTCTGGCGCCGGCTTCCTGTTCCAGAACGTGTTCTGATCAAAATACACCTGAGAGCGAGCCGTTGACCGGAGGCCCCGATTGCGGGGCCTCCGTTGGGGCAGCAAGTTTTCAAGCAACCGATATCTAAGGAGCCGTCATGGCAGAAAAAACGTACATTGTGGTCACTCCGATAAAGCGAGTTATTCCGGCAGAGAGCAAGGATAAAGAGCCTCAGCGCATCACTGTCCAGGAAGGAACGACAATCACTTTGCCCGAAGAGGAAGGCGGCAAGCTGGTCAAGATTGGCGCGCTGCGCGAGCCGGATGTGATTGACGGCGACAAGAAACCCGCCGCCAAAAAGTAACTAAAACCTCCACGTGATATGCCGCGCGAATGCCGAACGCGCGGGGAAGGCTAAAAATGTCGGGCACCCGCAAGGGCTATGGCATTTTCCAGTTTCCGTTCTCAACCCTACTGAGTGCCTACCATGCCTTACGCAACCGTCCAGGACATGATCGATGAATTCGGCCAGCGCGAGATGCTGGCGATCGCCGACCTCGACGGCGTTGGCGAGATCAACCAGGCACGGGTCGAGAACGCCCTGAGCAAAGCTTCCGAGCAGATTGATTTCTCCGCCGGACAGCGTTGCTCGCTGCCGTTGGTGATCACTTCACCATCGGTGGCGACCTTTCTCAAGCAGCTGTGCCTGGATATCGCCCGCTACCGCCTGACCGGTTCGAGCGGCGTGACCGTCACGGAAGAAGTGCGTGATCGCTACAAGGAAGCCGACTCCAAGCTGGAGAAAATCATCAGCGGCAAGATCGTGCTATGCGAACTGAATGCCGCTGACGGCGGCGACGGTGGCCAAGGTCTGCAGCCTGGCAATTTGACGGCCGGCGAGGCTTATTCCGAGGGCGCTGATCGCATCTTTACGCCTGGCAGAATGTCTGACTTCATGGGCAGTCTGAAATGATCGGCCAGCTGGAAGACGCGATCGTCAGCCGCATCAAGGCCGCTCAGGCCGCGAACCTGTGGCAATACAGACTCCGCACAGTTGATACCTACGGCGGGCAGATCGACGAGAGCGTGCAGTCGACCTTCCAGTTTCCTGCTGTCTTCGTTTCCTTTGTGGGATCGAAGATCCGCAAGCGGACCGGCGAACGCGGCCGCATCATGGAAGTCAAGCTGGCGTTGTACATTGCCGCACGCAACCCGCGCAATGAGCGCGCAACCAGGCACGGCGACATGCACGAGCCGGGCAGCTATCAGATCGCGGAAGACATGGTCGCGCTCCTGGAAAACCAGCGCCTGGGAATGCCGATGCATCTGCCGCTGATGTGCACTGACATCAAGACCTTGTTCGTCGCCAGGAAGTCGGACGGCCACAATGCCGAGAGTATTCTGGTAGTCGAATTCGAGTGCGAGTTCGGCTGGGAAGCGGCGCTGCCAGAGTGCGCCAATGTTACTGAAGATGACTGGCTCAAGACTGGCCAGGAGTTCTACGTCAAGCCTGGTGATGACAACCCTGATCTGACTGCAGAAACCGTCCACGCTCAACCCTAATTGAGTCCATTTCAGCCGAAGCACCAGGACGCCCTGGTGCTTGCGCTCGTCCTCGTCCTTAAATACTAAAACGCTTTAGTTATCCCCCTCGCGCGCGGGAAGCAGAATGAAGTCCTCAATGGCTTCATTACTGACCATCGCGCGCCGCACGATCCTGCGGTGAATTCTTGGTAAAGGACACCGTATGAAAAATTTTCCAGTTAAAGCCGCACCTGATTTGAAGGTGCCCTACGAGGGCAATCCGCGAAAGTACATCACCGACGGCGAGCCGGTCCTGGTGCCGGACGTGCACTACTACCGTAAGGCCGTCGCTGAAGGCGATTTGATCGAGGTGACTGCGAAAGAGTGGGCGGAATATGACGCCGCCCGCACGAAAGCCGAAGCCGAAGCCGTCGCAGCAGCCGAAGAGCAGGCAAAGGCAATTGCCGCTGCAGCCGTCAAGGCCGCAAAAGCATCCGGCAAGGCGACATCGTAAACCGCCAGAAAAAACAGGCTTACATAAAGCGAAAGGCAGAACAGCATGTCATCTCCGAACATTCAATTTGAAAAAATCCCTTCGAGCATCCGCAAGCCAGGCGTCTATCTCGAATTCAATACGCGCATGGCAGTGCGCAACCTTCCTGGCAATCGCCAAACGAACCTGGTCATCGCACAGAAGCTTGCGGCCGGCACTGTTGACCCGCTGGTGCTGACCAACGTGTTCTCCGATGTGGAAGCTGCCGAGTCCTTTGGCTACGGATCGCAGGTGCATCGCATGGTCATGAAGATGCTCAAGGCTAACCCATATGCCAATATTTCTGTCGTCGCGTTGAGCGATGCCGTGGGATCTTCCGCTGCCACTTGGCCGCTGACCATTACCGGCACGCCGACTTCCGCAGGCGCATTCAGTGTGAATCTGAATGACGACACGATTCAAATCGGCGTCTCGTCAACTGATACGCCGACCACCGTGGCCGCTGCAATTGTGGCCGCGATCGCCGCCAAGCCTGAGCTGCCATTCACTGCAAGCAATGTTGCTGGTGTCGTTACGCTTGCGGCCAAAAACAAGGGGCTCGTCGCCAACGAATTCAAGGTTTCGACTTCCGGTGCTGTTCCGGGCTTGACGGCCACGGTCGGCGCCCTGGTGGCTGGGACAATTGATCCGGACATTACGCCTGCCCTGACTGCAGCTTTCCTGGGTGGTCATACGCAGCTGATCACGGCCTATACCGACACCAGCAATATGACTGCGCTGCGCAATCATCTGGACAATGTCGGCAACTATGCCGAGAAGCGCTGGGCGTTGGGCTTTACCGCATCCAATGGCTCCCTGGCGAATGCCACCACGTTCTCGGCATCCCTGAATCATGGCTGGATCAATAACGTATGGTGCCGCAACACCAAGACCTGCCGGATGGAACTGGCGGCAGCATACGCTTCAACTATCGCCGCCACCGAAGATCCGGCGCTGCCGTTCAACGATGTCGAGGTCAAGGGCGTCGCAGTGCCGGACGTGGCTGATCGGCCGTCGCGCACCGAACAGGAAAGCGCGCTTTACAACGGCGTGACGCCTTTGACCGTTGGCCCAGGCGAGCGCGTGCAGATCGTTCGCGCCATCACTACCTACACGCTGAACCCGGCCGGCGTGCCGGACATCGCGCTACTGGATATCACCACGCCGCGCACGATGATGTACGTGGCCAAGGTCTTTGTAGAGGATCGCGCCCGCCGCTATGCCCGCGCCAAGATCAGCAGCCGCCTGATGGATGACATGCGGGATACCGGCATCGTCTTGATGCGTCAGCTGGAAGAGCTGGAAATCATCGAGGCGGTCACGGACAACCTGCCGCAGTACATCATCGAGCGTGATACGCAAGATCCGAACCGCATCAATGAGCGCATCCCGGTCGACGTCGTCAACGGGCTGCATATCCTGGCAGAGCGCTTCGACCTGCTGCTGTAATTTTTTCCCAACCTAAGAGGAATCAACATGGGTATCAGTAACAAGGAATATTGCGGCACCATCGTGATGACGGTGAATGGTGCCGAGTACGAGGTGCGGTCTGTGAAGCCGACCCTCCGCACTGGCCACAAGATCGTCACCACGATGAACAGCAAGAAGCGCGCGCTCGGCACCAGCTGCGGCTCGAAGGAAGTCTCGCTGGATATCGAAGCGTATATTCCGCTCGACGGCTCGGAGCCGGACTGGGACAACATGAAAGGCGCGACGATCGTCTGCTATCCGGCCTGCGGTACCGGCGGCAAGCGTGAAATCTACATCGGCTGCACCACTGAGGAAGTCGGGTCGTCCTACAACGTGGGTGATTCGGCAGTGCGTTCGATCAAGATGCATGCGCTCGATAAGGAAGTGGTCTGATGACTGACCTCCTGGCTAAGCTCAAGGCAGGCCGTGATGCGCTGGGCACCGTCGAGGTGAACGGCGTGAAGCTCGGCCTGCGCATCCTGGTCGAGCAGGATTATCAGGAAGCCGGCCTTGCTGCCGACGCGCTGCTTGCAGAGCACAACACCGAATTGAGTCTATCTAACTCGGAGGTGTTCGAGGCGGAAAAGACGATTCAGCTGATTGCCCGCGCTGCAGTCGACCCGGCAAACAAACAACCGGTCTTCCCGACCGCAGACGAGGCGCGCAGCACGCTGGCACGTCACGACAAAGATCGGATCATCGAGAAGTACTTGGAGCATGAGAAGAAATTCTCGCCGTCCTACCGCACCTTGTCCGATGAAGAATTTGACGCGCTGATCGAGGAGGTAAAAAAAAATCCCGAGACAACGCGCTTGAACGATTTAAGTGGCGATTTGCTGAGAAGGCTTACTGCTACTTTGGCAAGCCAGCTGTCGAGCTTACAGAAGGACAGTGGCTCTTCGTCTTAGGAATGGCAGTCAGCGAGGGGTCTGACGGCGGCGAGCAAGAAGACCAGCAAGTCCGAATAGCATCGCGGCGATTAAGCGACCCGCCGCCGCAATTAGCCAAACGCCGGCTGCGAGGACGTAACCGACGCACAAGATAGCCTTCGGTGCTGCCATGGCCAGGATGATCACGATAATCAGGTAGGTCATACCAACAGGGTACACCATTGGATAAAAATCTCAACCTGCAGCTGCGCCTGACCGCCAACGGCAGCCAGCTGCAAACCGTCCTCAATTCCGCCGGCTCCCACGTCCGCGCATTCGCCAACAATACGAATAGCGCGGTTCGCCAGATGACTGGCGGCTTCCAGCGCCTCTACCAGCAATTGAACGGCTTTTCCGCGATCAGCAAGATGGCGGCAGCGGTAGGCGGCTATTCCATCGTGAAGGAAGCGCTCGATCGCAATCTGGAATTCGAGAAAACGCTTCTGGAAATGAAGCAAACCGCCGAAATGACGACAGCGCAGGCCGCTGAAATGCGCCGCCACGCGCTTGACACTGCGAACGATGCGCTGGCCATGCCGACTGAAATCATGGAAGGCATGAAGGCATTTTCCGCTGCAGGCTTGAAGTTTGACCGAATCAAACCTTCAATCGACGAAGCCGCCCGCTCAGCTGCCGTTTTCCGTTCTACCGTGGCACAGATTGCCAACCTGGACTTCGACCTGCAGGACAAGATGAAGTTGAGCCCGGAGCAAATCAAAGATGCCCACAACATGCTGCTGTACCACGCCAAGAGCGGACGGTATGAGGCTGCTCCGATGGCCATGGAAGCGCCGAAATACCTCAACAGCGTGGCCAGCGTCGGCATCGGCGGTATGAAAGGGCTGAACTTCACCGGAGCGATGACCCAGATCCTGATGAAGCTTGCGCCGGCAACCCAGCCTTCCGAGGTGGCCACCTTCATGGAGCATGGTATTGGTCACATCACCAGCCGCCAGCAGGTGAAGGGCCTGGCCAAGTTCGGCATCGATGTGAAGAAGTTCATGCCGAACGGGAAGTTCTATGGCGATGGCGGTGTGCAAGGCATCATGGATCTGGCAGCAGCAATGAAATCTGCTGGTTTGGATAACCCCTTCAAGCTCGATCAGGCTGGCTTTCGCGAGATGTACACGAAAAAATTCTGGAAGCAGCTGATGTCATACCAGGATCAAATCAAGAAGGCCATGGCCGAAGGCGATCGCGCCGCCATGGACGATATGGTCGGCCGCGACAAGGCCGAAATCATGCGCAGCAACTATGCGAAGTTCAAGCAGCTCCAGATCACCAAGGAACGTGGCCAGCTGTCGGACAGCTCGACGGATGTGGTCAGCAAGCTGGCCGGCCTGGAAGGCTGGGCTGCTGAAAATCCCAAAACAGCAATCGCGGGCGGTGCTGCTGCGGCGATCGCCGGTCGTCTGCTGTGGAAGCGTCTCACTGGTGGCGGCGGTGGCGCTGGGAATGCGCTGAGCACGATTGCCAGCGGTGCCAAGGGTGGAATGCCTGTGATGGTCACGAATTGGCCGGCTTCCCTGGGCGGTGGCATGAAGGCGTCTGAGCGCCTGGCAAGCCTTCCTGGTCGCGGCACCGGTGCGGCAACCGGTACCGCTGCCGGCGCTGCAGGAGGAACCGTTGCTTCTGCTGCTGTCGGAGCTGTTGCCGTAGCGGCGCCATTGGCAGTTGCTTACGCTGCAAATAAGTACTTTTCATCTGATACCGGCCAGAAGCGCCGGGCGGATGGCTTGAACCTGGAAATCCAGCGCCTGGAATCAAGGCTCAATCTGCAGAAAAGCGGTGGTTACCAGGACAAGGATGCGATCAGCAAGCTGGAAAAACAGATCGCGCAGATGAAGCAAGACCGCGATGCCATCCTGTCTCGTTTGGAGGCGGTCGCCAACCGGCCAGTGCAGGTGAATATCGATGGTCGGGCTGTTGCCGAGACGGTCAATCAAATCAACGGCCGCACCGCTAGCCGTCAGTGAGGTAAAGCATGGCATGGGAAAATACGCTCCTCGACGCCTCGTTCCGAGACATTCCATTTGAAGTGGTATCCACTGGCGACGATATCGAGCGCGCTGTGGTGGTCTATGAGTATCCCTACGTCGATGGCGCCAGCGTCGACGATATGGGTCGCAGGCCGCGTCGTATCTCGATGACAGCGGTGTTTTATGGGGATGACTACGAAAATCGCCTGGAGGAGTTCCTGAAGGCGCTGGATGAAGTCGGTACCGGACCGCTCGTGCATCCGATTTTCGGGGAAAAGAATGCGCAGTTCTTGCGCGGGTACGTGCCGCATGACGGGCAGCATCCCGACTACACGCAGGTGACGCTGGAATTTCTGGAAGTGGCGATCAATGCGCCATTGTTCAGCCGAAGCTTGCCGGTCCAGCAGGTTGAGCAGATCGACCAGGCGGCGCAGGATGCGCTAGACGCCGCCAGAGCCGGATTTAATGTCGATATCAAGTCGGCACTCAATCTTCCCGCGCTGCTGCGCGATAAGCTGTCTACTGACCTGCTGGGCGCGATCGGCACCATGCAGGGCTACGTCGACCAGCTGGTGGAGGCTCGTGGCTGGATCGCTTCCGGCCTGTATTACCTCGACAATCCGATTGCCTTCGTCGACGACATTGCCGGCGGGATGGTATCGCGCGTCAAAGCATTGTTTTCGTCGATGGATCTGCGATCTGGCTACTCGGGCGGTAGTGGCGCCGTCTTTGAGCGAGGCAGCATGGCCACCGTCTGGCAGGCGCCGTTGACCAACCTGCAGCAGCCTTTTTTCACGCCGGCCGCCACGGTCACCGGCCCGCTGACCACCAATCCGGACGAAGTCCAGCCGTTCGTTGTTTCCCACCTGGTGGTGCAGCAGTCTCTGGCGATCGCCAGTGGTACCGCTGCGATCTTCAGTGCGGCGCTGAGCGATACGGTGCTCTCGCCGCAGGACATCGAAAAGGTCGCTGCAGATGGTCGAGCCGCGATCAATGCCGCCATCGCCCTGGTGCAGAAAACCTATCCAGATATTGTCCGCTCCAGGCCAATTACCGAGCCGCTCAAGACAGTGGCCATGAACATTACCAAGTCGGCCGAAGTACTGATCCTTGCCAAGCCTGCTTTGCAGGACCGTGTGGTCAGCACTCCCGGCAATCTGCAACTGATCGCCCATCTGTGGTACGGCGAGTATCAGCGTGCCGATGAATTGCTGCGCCTGAACCCGCAAGTGCGAAATCCAAACTTCGTGGCGAACGGTACCGTCCTGAGGGCCTATTCGAAATGAGCGACGTCGTACGGGTATTGGTCGGCGGCACCTACCATGATCAGTGGGATAGCTACCGCCTGGACAGCGATCTCTTGACGCCGGCGGACGACTGGCATGTCACAGCCTCTTACAGAAATGAAGACGGCAAGCCGGAAACCATGCCTTCTTTTATTCAGGAAGGCGCGCCGATCAAGATCATGCTCGACAACGATCTGATCCTGGACGGCAGAATTGACGATATCGATGAGGATGTGAGCAAGGAAAACCGGACCTTGGAGCTGTGGGGACGCGATCACGCTTCGCTCCTGGTCGACTGTTCGGCACCGTTGTTGACGATGCAGCAGGCCACCCTGGATCAAATCATCAAACGCGCCGTGGCAATGGTCGGCATCAAGACTGTACGTTATGACGCCAAGCCGGCCGCGCCCAGGCAGAAGGTGCAAACCGAACCAGGCCAGAACATCTGGGAATGGCTGCAGAGCGCCTGCGAGGCCAACCTGGTGTGGCCCTGGTTTACTCCGGACGGCGTGCTGGTGATCGGCCAGCCGGATTACACCACAGCGCCAGTGGCCAACGTTATCCTGCGCTTTGACGGCGCCGGCAATAATGCGCTCGGGATTCGCCGCCGCCGGTCCCTGCGCAAGTCCTATTCCGAGGTCACTATTCTCGGCCAGGCTTCAGCTGAAGGAGAGGTTGGCAACCATAACATCAAGGGTGTCGCAACGGATGCCACCGTTCCGGTTTATCGTCCGCGCGTGGTCATCGACGGCAATTGTGAGAATGCCCAGCTGGCAAACCATCGTGCGCAAAAGCTAATCGCCGATGGAAGGATGTCGCGCGATACGCTTACCATTGAGGTCGAAGGCCATCGCATCCGCGAAGGGAACGGCGCCGGCAAACCTTGGGCTCCAGGAATGCGGATCAATGTGCAGTCCGAGCCGCATGGCATCGATAATGCAGTCTATTTCGTGATCGGCCGCACCTTCATCAGGTCCAGATCCCGCGTTGCGAACTACACTGAGCTACGTGTCATCCCAGATGGCACGTGGCTGTTGGATATTCCTTTCGTCAAAGCCAAGCGCAGGTCAAGCTATGGCACAAGAAAAGGCCAATACACAGGGGAATACGATGCAGCCGAGTGACGTAAAAGCGATGATCGGCCGCGCATTTGCCGGCGTGCGCCAGGCGCTGCGCGGCAAGGTCATCCGTGCCAATGCGGCCAAGCGAGTCATCCTCATCCAGGGTGATGGTGTGGCCGGCGAGAAGTTCAACAGCACTGAATTTTTTCAGCATCCTGGGCTGCGTAGCGTGCCGATCGACGGCATGCAGACCGTAGTCGTTCCACTGAATGGAAAAAGCGCGGCAGGTGTCGTCGTCGCCTGCAGCAATGGAACGTTGTTTGTAACGGACTTACAGGCCGGCGAGGTCGCTCTCTTCAATGAGAATGACGGCGTGGCCAACTCTCTCATCCTGCGCAATGGGAAACTCGCCGAGTTGACTACCGATACATTCAAGATCAAGGCAACCACCCTGGTCGATATCGACACGCCGCTGGTGAAGATGTCGCACAACCTCGAAGTGGCTGAAAATACCAAGACTGACACCATCAACGTCACCTCGACTGCTGCTGACGCGAGCCAAATGGCTGGTGGCCTGAAGGCGGCAAAAGACATCGTTGCCGGCACCGTCTCCCTCCAAAATCACATCACCACTGGCGTTCAGTCGGGCAGCAGCTTATCCGGCAAGCCGCAGCAATAGTAAAACGTTTTAGTTACCGGCCATCGCGCGCGCGAGGAGAATCCCGCGCATGGACCGACAAATCAATCCTCTAACTGGCGACTACAGCGGGAAGATCGTACGCGACTTAAGCAACGCGATCTACCTGCGCATTACTGTACCGCTCGGCAGTTATTGGGCAGACAAGACGCTGGGCAGCAAGCTCTATAAGCTCCGTCGCGCAAAGGACGTTGAGCGCAACAAGCGTCTGGCAATTCAATGGGCGAAGGAAGCCCTGCAACCCCTGATTGATGACAAACGTGCTGACAGCATTGAGGTCGATGCGCAGTGGGCGCATGACGGCCGCCTGCAGCTCGTCTGTCAGGTCTACCAGGGCGAGCAGGTCACGGCTTTCAGCCATTACGTAAAGGTGGCTTAATGGCGCTGATCATCCCATCCCTCGACCAAATCCGCGCAGCTATCCTGCGCGACCAGGTCAACCTGAATCCGAATGTCGATACTTCTCCGGATTCCGACACTTATATCCGTGCAACCGGCGATGCCGGTGCGATCCATGGCCTGTATCAATACGCTTCCTGGGGCGTAAATCAGTTTTTTCCGGATACGGCTGACCCGGAAAACCTTGTCCGGCATGCCTCAGCTCGTGGCATCACGCAACTGCCGGCCACGAATGCCGCCGGCACCATGAAATTGACCGGCAATGTTGGCGCCGCCGTGCCGATCGGGACGGTCGCCCAGGTTAATGGGGTTCAATACCAGACCAAGGTGGCTGGCGTGATCGGCGATGATGGTTCCGTCTCCGTTGCCGCAGCGGCTTTGATTGCCGGTCCGGCAGGTAATCTGGCCAATATGACTGCAGGGACGTTGCTGGCTGCGCCGGATGGTATCGACGCCAATGTCGTCTTTACGGAAATGGGTGGCGGCGTTGCAGCAGAGAGCATGGCCTCTTTGCTTGCGCGCTTGCTCGACCGCCTGCGCCAGCCGCCAGCTGGTGGCAACAAATTCGATTACGTGAGCTGGGCCAAGGAAGTCCCCGGCGTCACTGAGGCTTACGTCTATCCCAAAAGGCGAGGCCTCGGGACCGTAGATGTCGCTGTTCTTTCGAACGGTGTACCGGCGACTGCGCAATTGCGGGCAGATGTATTGGCTCACATCGAGGAAAAGGCTCCGCCGCATGGCGACACCATGATCCTTTCGCCGCAGGATGTCATGGTGGCTGTAACGGCCGTTATTGCGCTCGCCCCAGGAGCGGATCTGGACACCGTTACAACAGCCATTCAAAAGGCGCTGCAAGCGTATTTCGCCACATTGAAACCTGGCGACACCGCCATCCGCAGCCGCATCCAAACCATCATCGGCGAAGTCGTGGGGGTCGCTGACTACAACGTAACGGCCCCTGCTGCAAATGTGGCCACTCTGGTCGACGCCGATCATATTGAAAGGGCTGCGCTTGGCGCCGTCACGATTGGAATCTGAAATGAGCCGCCACGCTGACCTTCTTAAGTTGCTACTGCCTTCCGAAGCCTATGACAAGTCCGGAGCGGCACTCACTGCCGATGTGGAGGGCGTAGGTAACCAGCTTGATGGTTTCCAGCTGTTGGTTGAAGCGATCTTGCTGGAGATCGATCCGCGTACCACCAGCATGCTTTTGCCGGACTGGGAGCGGGTATATGGCTTGCCAGATGAATGTCGCGGCGCCGTCGAAACACTGGCAGATCGCCGAAATCGGCTTGCTGCAAAGGTGGCAGAGACAGGTGGGATCTCGAAGTCGTATTTCATCAGGCTCGCTGCCGCTCTCGGCTACCCGAATGTGACGATCACGAAGTTCAAGCCAACCAATTGCGAAATGAGCTGCGAGGGTGCTTTCAGGGATGAATCCTGGCGGTTCGCCTGGCAGATGAATGTTCCTGGACAAACCGACATCCACACGCAATTTAGTGCTGAGTCCTCATGCGAGGAGCCGGTGGATTTTTACAAGCAGGGACCGCTTGAGTGTCTGATCACCAAGCTGCAGCCAGCTGAGGGGATCGTGCTTTTTAACTATGTGGGAGCTTAACCATGAAACGAATTGCCACCGCCAACCGGGCGGTTGATCTTTTTGGCGCAGGTAAGGATGGCTTCAAGGCTGCTGTGCCTGGGGTATCCGATCCGACTTATTTGTCGGCGCTGTTCTTTAACCATATCCAGGAAGCGATTGTTCGGACCATCGAGCAGGCCGGGCTTGTTCTATCGGATGGGGACTATGACCAGTTCGTGACAGCCTTGAACCAGACATATGCGCGTTTGAATAATGCCGCATTCACTGTTTCGCCGACTGCTCCGACCCCTGCGCAATTTGACGTTAGCACGAAGGTGGCAACTATGGAGGCCCTACAGCGGGCTTCTGGCACGAAGCGGAGTGTTGAAATTGTCGCTCCTGGCGCAACCTTGAACGCTTCGCACGTCGGTAAAGTTCTCCGCTACGGGACAGCCGCTAACGGGGCAATAACGCTACCGGCGGCAAGCGATGTCGCGACAGGGTCGACTTTTATAATTTATAACCCAACAAATTTTAAGTTGACGCTGTCCGTTGCAGGTGGCGGCACTATCGGCACGCCCACGCAGGACAGTAATACATTTATTCTCGGAAATAATGAAACGCTTGAACTGGTGTCTGCTGGAACGCTTTACCTAGTCATTGGCGGTTCTGGGCTGTCGTATAGAACGGGCGGGTTTAACGTCAACGCCATTGCAAGCGGGTGGCAGCGGTTGCCAAGCGGACTAATTATTCAATGGGGGAACGGTACGGCCTCAGCTTCGGGGGCGCAAACGATGACGTACCCACTCGCTTTCCCGAACGCGGCGCTACAAGTTCTCGTTGCGCCAATTGCGACTGGTTCGGCGCGATCAGCCACTTTGTTCGGCGTGTCCTCTTCTAACTTCGGATTTGAAATGTGGAGCACGACAACAGGCACTCGCGTCGCTGAAGCAGTGGCGTTTTATGCAATTGGTTATTAAAAAGGGCGGGATATGACGTTCTACTCAAAATCAACAAACGGCTTTTATAACGAGTCCATTCATGGCGCGCGCATTATCAAGATCGTCGATCCGGCATTTGAGCCGAAAGAAATCGAGCAGATAGACACTGATCCTGAGACTGGTGAGACATTGGATCGATATATGGTGCCAAATCCTGACGCGCCGATGATCGAGGTGCCAAATCAGGACAGCAAAATTCCTGCTGACGCCGTCGAAATCACTAACGAATACCATAGTGAGCTTATGGCAGGGCAGTCGCAAGGCAAGCGCATCGAGGCAAATGAGAGCGGCTATCCTGTTTTGGTCGATCCGCCAGCTGAAAGTTTGCAAGAAGTCCGCGCGCGCGCGTTGGCCGATATCCGGACTCAGCGCAAGCCTATCCTTGATGCCTTGGCGGGGATTGGATTCGATGCACTTTTCGCCAGTGATGAGCCGACCGTGGTGGCTGTGAGCGAAGCGCGCCAGGCGGCGCTTGCTGTTACCGAGTTGCCAGCATTTCTGGCTGCGCAAACCTATCAAGAAATGAAGTTGGCCATCATGGCGGAATACAAGCGTATTGCCGCAAATGCGCCGACTGCCGTACAAACCGCTTTCCGGGAGGTGTTGGGATGATTGCGCTGATCTTTATCCTCTGCGCGTGCTTTGGCGCGATCTCCTGGATGATGCTGGCCTTGCTGCTGCCGGCACTGTTTCTCCTCGATGCCTCCTTCGCCTGGGTACAGTACTTGGCGATCATGAATTTGCAACGTGCCCGCGATAACGGCACTTTGCCGGCTGTCGCCGTGTTCATCGCCACGCCACTGCTGTACTTCGGTCTGCTCTGTGACTTCCTTTTGAATGTCATCTGGGGCACGGTCATGTTTTTGGACCTGCCTCGTGAAGCGCTGCTGACGTCGCGCCTGGAGCGGTACAAGTTTGGGACGAAGAAAGCCATTCCGACTGCTGGCTGGCGACTTCAACTTACCAACTGGCTGGCCCATGTTCTGCTGGATCCGTTTGATCCGCGCGGCCAGCATGTAAGACCTTAAAGGTTCACTTTATTAACCTCTAGCTTTGCAAAGGAATGATACGTGGATAACCAGCACAGAAAAATTGCCGGCTACCGTGAACTGTCTCAGGAAGACATCGACCTGATGAATGAAATCAAGGAGCACGGCGAAAAGACGCGGCTATTGGTCGACAAGGTCAAGATGGTGGAAAGCGCCCGGCCGGCAGTGATGGGTGATCGGGAAGAGTTCGATACCGCCCTGGAGTCCGGCCGCTGGATCGGCATCGCCAAGACGCATTTGCAGCAAGGCTTCATGGCGCTCACGCGCGCCGTTGCCAAGCCTAAAGGGTTTTAAAAAAAAGACAGGGCGACCGGCCCGATGCGCCAACATCGGACCAGCCGCTCGGCACGCAGCCGTAACTGCATGCTCCGCCAAGGCCCTGCCACCCCGATCGGAGGCGGGCGAAGTTTAGCACGGAGATACTTTCATGCAGGAAATTCGCTGCGGTAATTGCAACAAGAAGCTCGGCGCTGGGGAGTACCAGCGCCTCCAAATCAAGTGCCCACGCTGCGGCACAATGAATCATTTGAAGGCCGAGAGCCTCGAAAATGAGCGCCCTGGAGCGTCTGTGAATGGAGCAATACATGGACAATCCAAGCCCGATCATCCCCTGGATGGGCGGAAAGCGCCGCCTCGCTGACAAGCTGATCCCCTTATTTCCACCCCATGAATGCTACGTGGAGGTGTTTTGCGGTGGCGCCGCGCTGTATTTCCTGCGGCCGGTGCCGGCGGAAACCGAGGTCATCAACGATATCAATGGCGACCTGGTGAACCTGTACCGGGTCGTTCAGCACCACCTGGAGGAATTCGTCAGGCAGTTCAAGTGGGCGATCAGCAGCCGGCAGATCTTCAAGTGGCAACAAGTCACCAGGCCGGAAATCCTGACTGACATCCAGCGCGCCGCCCGATTCTTTTACCTGCAGCAGCACGCCTTTGGCGGCAAGGTGGCTGGTCAGACCTTCGGCACGGCCACCACCGGCCCAGCCATCAATCTATGTCGCATCGAGGAGAGCCTGAGCGCGGCACACCTGAGAATGGGTGGCACCTATGTCGAGAACTTGCCGTGGCAGGACTGTATGAAGCGCTACGACCGCGCTCATACGTTCTTTTACCTTGATCCGCCGTACTGGCAGACGGAAGGCTATGGCGTCGATTTCGGCTTTGAGCAGTACCTGGAAATGGCTGAGATCATGCGAAAATGCAAAGGCAAGGTGATGGTCAGCATTAACGACCACCCGGACATCCGGCAAGCCTTTGACGGCTTTCACATGTTTGGCCTCGATATCAAGTATGCGGTGGCCAATAACCATGGCGAGGCGTCGACCAGCAAGGAGCTGGTTATCCTCAATTGGGAGCCTGAAGCGCTTGGCGGTCTGTTTTGAACAATAAAAATGAGGCCATTATGCGAAGCATTATTGAAGAGTTGACCAAGGGGAACGCCGATATCGTCGGTTATTTTGTGGCTTGCCGGGAGCGTTGGGATGGGATTCTTAAGAACGCCCACTCAGTCTCTGTAGAGGAGCTGGCTGAGCGCCTGTCGAAGGAGCAGTTCTACTTCGAAAACATCTGCGGCAACGACCGCGCCCTCGGGAAAGTGATTATGCCGTGGTCTGGCTTTGCGACTCTGTACAGCTGCCAAGTCGGCTATCGGTTCGATGATGGTCCGCTGGCCTATAAACTCTCCCAGGCATTTGCGGCGTCGACGTGCAGTGGTGAGGTGAAGTTCGAAGCGAAAAAGGCGGCTGACGTTTATTTCGTGTCGGATTTCGCCTGATTTTGTGTGGAATAATTCTGTTTTATTCAGTGAAAGTGCGGCGCAAGGGATTTATCTCATCAAATCCGGCGCATTTATCGCGCCGCGCTTCACCGAAGTGCCAGCCTTGATGCCGCATCAATTCGAGCAGCGGCTTACCTCATGTTGCAGCGATTTACCACACGGCCTTGCCGGCGGCATCCTTGAGCTGGGCTTTCCAGGCGTCCTGGATCAGCTTGACCACCGCCGGCGGCATGGCCACATAGTCCAGGTCCGCTGCCATGGCGCCGCCATTCTTGAATGCCCAGTCAAAGAATTTCAGCACTTCCTTGCCCTTGGCCGCATCTGCCTGCACCTTGTGCATGATGATGAAGGAGGCACTGGTGATCGGCCAGCTTTGCTTGCCTGCCTGGTCGGTCAAGACCACGCCAAATCCGGGTGCCTTGTCCCATTGCGCGCCGGCAGCGGCAGCTTTGAAAGTCTCGTCATCCGGCTGCACCCACTGGCCATCACGGTTTTTCATCTGGGTATGGGCCATCTTGTTTTTCTTGGCATAGGCGTATTCCACATAACCGATTGAATTCTTGATGCGCTGGACATTGGCGGCGACGCCTTCATTGCCCTTGCCGCCCATGCCGGTCGGCCACTTCACGGCCGTGCCGGAACCCACCGTCGCCTTGAAGTCGGCATTGACCTTGGAGAGGTAATCGGTGAACTGGAAAGTAGTGCCAGACCCATCGGCGCGGTGCACCACTGTGATCTCTTCACCCGGTAGTTTTATGCCCGGGTTGTCGGCAACGATTTCCGGAGCATTCCACTTGGTGACCTTGCCCAGGTAAATGCCGGCAATGGCAGCACTGGAGAGCTTCAACTGGCCCGGAGCAATGCCATCCAAATTCACCACTGGCACCACGCCGCCCATGATGGCGGGGAATTGCATCAATCCTTCCTTATCCAGCTCTTCGGCTTTCAGAGGCATGTCGGAAGCACCGAAGTCGACGGTCTTGGCCTTGATTTGCTTGATGCCGCCGCCGGAACCGATGGACTGGTAATTCATGCCATTGCCGCTGGCCTGCTTATAGGCTTCGGCCCACTTGGAATAGATCGGATACGGGAAGGTCGCGCCGGCGCCGGTGATGTCGGCGGCTTGGGCAACGCCGCTCAGGGCGACACCGGCAGCCAGAACCAGGGAGGGGACGAATTTGTGCAAACGCAT